GTCTATGGTTACGACTCGATCCATCATCAGCTGAACCTCACGTTTTTTCTGGCCATCCCAGGATCGAGACAGTGGGTTGGGAAAGAAGCGTGGGTCCTTGGCCTGAAGGACTCGAGCCCGGCCAGACAGAATTCGCCGTGGCACACATTTCTGAAGCACGTCAAGGTGTGATTTGGCCCGTGCAAGAAGTCAAGCCCTACGGTGATCTGTTCGTGCACATCGGAGCCGAACGATCATGGTAGCGGTGGTCATGACTACGTACAACCCAACCCCCGAAGCACCGCGCCACGCCTACGCCCAGCAAGTTCTTGTATCGCTGGAAGACTACCTTACGTGCCGCACGGAAGCCATAAGGTTCATCATCTCGGACGACGGGTCGCCTTCGATGCCGTTGTTCTTGCCCAATACTCCACAACAACTTGACGTTGTAAAGGGCCCACACGGGGGCATCGGCGCTTCGTTGAACCGTGCGTTGGCTACCGTAGCTCGAGACGAACTGTGGTTGTACATTACGGACGACTGGGAGCTCCAAGATAGTCTTAGCCTCAGTAAGGCGGTCTGGTTGATACGCGAAGAGGACTACGACTTCGTAAGGCTAGGGCCTATCCACCCCAACCTCAGTTGTACGACTAAGTTCACGGTAGGTCCCGGGTGGTGGCTCCACTTGAATTTCGGGGATGGGTTCGTGTTCGGTACGCGTCCGTTCCTGGCGTCGAAGCGGTTCTACGAAAAGGTCGGTCCGTTCTTGGAAGGGGTGGACGCGTACGTCTGTGAACGTGACTACTCCGACCGATGCAACGCGCACGGTGGTCTACGCGCCGCGGCGTTGAATCTAGTGGGGCCGTGGGAGCACATAGGTGAATACGAAGTTGGCGATAGACCCGTCTAACGCCAACGGCGCGCGCCTAGCGTCTGAGCGTGCCATGCATGCCATGTTCGCATGCTTGGGTATCCCGCGTTCATACCTGGACTTGGCGTGTCACAATGGATACATGGTGCGAGCTGCACGCATGTTCGGGTGTAAGCCATCCATAGGCCAGACGTACGATCCAGAAGTCAAGCGTGATGCACGGCTTTATGCACGACTCATTATCGGTGAAATCGTAGGCCAGTTCGAACTGGTCACGTCTATCCACAGTCCTATGGACGCGGCGCCTTACGTCGCGCTCGATGGACACTACGTGGTTGCGCGAGCTTTTCCATTTGGAAAAGGTGAACTAGTGTGTGGCAGGCTCCGTTACGATGAGGACAAGACCAATGACCTGCAGCGGTCTTGGACCAATGTCGCGGGGCCTTTGCCAGGATATGTGCAGGTGTATGTGAATGCCTAATCTGTTTATAGGGCCTCGATTCATAGGCGAAGATCGTGGCGACGGTGGTATACGAAGAGTCGTCGAAGCTCAGCATCGGTGGTTGCCCACAATGGAGTGGGACCTCGTAGATGAACCTCGCTCCGCTGATTTGGTAGCCACTCACGCCGGCATCCAAGCCGATGTAGACGCTACGATACCGTGGGTGTCGCATTGCCACGGTTTGTATTGGTACGGGTTCAAGTGGCCCAACTGGGCGCTCAAGATGAACCGCGACGTTATCAAGGCTATGCGTGCAGCCGACGTTGTGACAGCCCCGTCGAAGTGGGTAGCGCACGCCATCGCTCGAGGGACCAACATCGCAGCCCCAGTGCTCTACCACGGTATCGAACCTGGCGATTGGGAGCCTGGTACGCCTAAAGGCTACGTGCTGTGGAACAAGACTCGAGTCGATCCGATATGTGATCCTACACCATTGTGGGAGCTCTCGAAGCTAGCGCCCAAACGTAACTTCATCTCTACGGTCCATTGGGGGATGCCACCAGCTGACAACGTGTCAGCCGTTGGCGTATCTAGCCCTGAAGAGCACAAGGCCTACATCGCCCAAGCTGGTGTGTACCTGTGTACCACACGTGAAACGTTTGGGATAGGCACGCTGGAGGCGATGGCAGCTGGTGTGCCAGTTCTGGGTTGGGATTGGGGTGGCCAATCTGAGATAGTGATCCACAAGGAAACAGGCTGGCTAGCGAAGCCGAACGACTACGAGTCTCTGGTGGAAGGGCTCGAGTACTGTTTCAAGCATCGACGCCGTCTAGGGGCGGCTGCACGCTCCCACGTGCTACGAAACTTCACGTGGGAAGTGGCAATGAAACGATACGATGTGTTGTATCGGTCGTTGCTGAAGCGACGTGAAGGCCCGAAGATCAGCGTTGTCATGCCAACCCACAACATGGAGGCGTACATCGCTGATGCCATCCAGTCTGTCCAATCACAAAAGGCGGATTGGGAGCTCGTGATAGTAGACGATGCGTCTACGGACGATAGCATCGCTATCGCCCGCGACTACGCAGCCAAGGATACGCGCATACGCATCGTCGTCAACCCAGAGAATTTGTATTTGGCCGAGACCCTCAACGCTGGGGTAGCCGCGTCACGTGGGGACTACATAGTTCCGCTAGACCCGGACAACATGTTGGGCGAAGATACCCTTTCGATCTTAGCTAACAACTTGGATCGAGATCGTAGCATCCATATCGCATACGGCGCTATGTCGGTGATCGAACCTAGTGGAGAGGAATGGAAGTCACCATGGCCGCCCGAATTCGAGTACCGCCGCCAGATGAAACATGCGAACCAGATCACCTCGACGGCCATGTATCGTCGTTCCGTATGGACTCGTGTTGGTGGGTACCGCCGCCGGTGTCCGACTGCGGAAGACGCGGACTTCTGGTGTCGAGCCACATCGTTCGGAGCCAATGCGAAGCGTGTGACAGACGCAGTGGTACTACGCTATCGCAATCGTCCTAACTCCATGTCCAACACCCAACAGGACTGGGCGTGGCACGCATGGTACCCGTGGGGTAAACAGACCGATCTAACCCCGTGGCTAGCACCACTCGGTGAAGAGACCACCGATCCTGTCGTGCCGATGCACGAGTTCAGTTTGGTATCAGTGATTATCCCTGTAGGACCTGGCCATGAGCGCTATGTACACGACGCACTCGATTCACTTCGTTCCCAGACGTTCCGCTGGTGGGAAGCTATTGTTGTCAATGACACTGGTGGGCCTCTCAGTGGGATACCTCCTTGGGCATATGTCGTGCACACTACCGGCGCTATCGGCGCTGGCGCTGCTCGTAACTTCGGGATGGCTCACGCTAAAGCTGATACGTTCGTTTTCCTTGACGCGGACGACTACTTTCAGCCCGAGGCCCTCGAGCTCATGTACGTCGAACAGCACCGTGTTGGCGGATTTATCTATACGGACTGGTACCGACACGACACCGGAGAAGCTCACCAAGCCCCGGAATGGGACGGATGTGATAGTGTACTCCGCCAACTTCCTTGGCCTGTCACTTGTATGTACCCGCGTGAAGTCTGGGAAAAAGTAGGGGGGTTCGATGAAGTACTTCCGGCGTGGGAAGATTGGGATTTCGCCCTCAAGGTTGTGGCGGCGGATTATTGTGGGACTAGACTCGCTGTGCCTCTCTTTCATTACCGGATGGATACGGGAACCCGGCGTGAGGCGGGCTTTTCGGAACGTGAGGCGCTGAAGGAAGAGATCTTCAATCGTTGGTCTAAATACATTACTCGGGAGGAACGAATGCCCTGTGGTTGTTCTGGTGGTGGTGGAGCTCCGTCGCTGCCTTCATTCGATGTTTATGCACAAGCGGTGAACCCTACTACCCCGACGCAACAGGACGGTGCTGTATTGATCGAGTTTGTCGGTGATGCAGCTGCTCCGATATCCTATACTGGGATGAAGACCGGGGCGCGCTACCGCTTTGGTTCGGACCCAGACCACAAGGTACGGTGGGTGTACAAGGACGACATTGACCACTTCTTGAATCGGGAGGAATTTCGCCTATACAATAGCACTGAAGCTTCACCTGCATTAGCGGCAGCGGGCCCGCCGCGGTAGCTGTGAGTCAAAGTTTGGCACTTGACACGAATGGCCGACTCTGGTATAATGAGCTGGGCGGGTGAGGTTTGATTGAAATAGCTAGGCCGGACAACTGGCTGATGGCAGTGATGTTAGCCGCAGCAACATGGCGGTTGACACACCTCCTCATGTATGAAGCCGGCCCTTTCAAGCTCATCGTGCGCTTGCGCGAAATGACCGGTGTGAAACATGAGGACGATCAACCGATCGCACACCCGGATGGCAACATCTTTGAGTGTTTCCTGTGTTTGAGCATTTGGACTGCCTTGATCCTCCTGCTGTTGGTGCTGACACCCGTGTGGCTTATGGTCGCATGGTTGGCTACTAGCGCATTCGCCATATGGTCTGAGAAGGTATACAAGAATGGCCCGCGCCGACGCTAGAACGCTGTTGTCGTTGGATCGGTTTGCGCGCATCATGGGCGCGCACCCGCTCCACTTCAACGGTGTGCACCACGAAACATTGGCGCCTGCTACCACGTGCGGGCAACCACTCATGCAGCACGATTGGCAGGTGGTGGACGGTGTATCACGCGAGTCTATCGCTGTGGCAATCGCGGAGGCTGAAACGCGTATCACCCAATGGCTAGGGTTCAAACCATTGCCTGTGTTCGAGCGTGACGAACGCCATAACATCGTACGCCCGTCCACACGGGACTTCTCTCGCGTGCGTATGTTCACCCCTAATGGGTTGGGCGTTGCTGTAAAGCTCGACTATGGGCACGTGGTGTCAGGTGGTATTGAAGGGAAGACCGTCATAGCTCTCAGCGCTGTCATTGCATACTCGGACGAGGACGCTGACGGCTACCCAGAGACCGCTACGATCACAGTCCCTACCACCCTTACGAACCCAGATGAAATCTGTATCTACTTCGCTGGTGAAGGCGGTGATCCCTCTTTCGAGGTACGCCCGATCACAGTGACGTTCGCATCGGGCTTCGCTACGATAACTGCTCGACGCGAACAGTTCGTTATCCCATCCCTCACGGAACGCCTAGATTCCACACGTGCTATCGACGGAGCCCTCGATGAGAACTTCGTTAGCGCGGTGGACGTGTATCGAGTGTTCATCGACCCCAGCCAACAAATCCAGTTTCTATGGGAGAACCAGTGGGGTTCGTGTGGGTGTGGTACGGAAGCGTGCCCAACATGCTGGTTAGGTGCTCAATTCGGGTGTTCAGTCGTGCGTGACTATCGCTTGGGTTTGATTAGCGGACAACCAGCTATGTGGAACGGAGTAACTGGTTCCTATGAGTACACGTCATACGCCCAAGCGCGACAGCCCGATCGAGGGCGGTTCTGGTACCGAGCAGGATACCGCGATCAAACGCGTCGCAGGCCTTCACACGAGATGGACCCTCGGTGGGAGCGCGCCATTGCTGTATACGCTGCAGCGATTCTCGAAAGGCCGTTCTGTGGGTGTAGGAACATCGAGAACATCTCGAACTATTGGCGTGTGGATATGTCGGAATCGTCGGCCAGTGCCAGTGGAGGTACGTCCTATCGACTGACGGACCGAATGCTGGACAATCCGCTAGGCACCACACGCGGTGCTATGCACGCATGGCGTATGATACGTAATGAAGCATTGGGGGATTCAGTCGGCGCATGATGACCGTAACGCACGTCGATGGAGTGGGTCGCAAGTCCCTAGTCCACGTCCCTGACGGCGCACCAGAGAAGAACTGGGGGCAGGGTATCCTGTTAGGGCCTCCCGAAATGTCTAGCCTTGGATTGAGCGAGGAGGTCACAACGCGGTTACATAACGAACTGTTCAACCGAGGGATTGTTCGACGTGGGGATGCTAGGGCCCGCCGGCCTGAAATTCACGCTGCCCTTATGGCTGCACTCCGCGTAGACGCTGAAAAGATCATCACTCTATACGAGGAGAACGGCAATGCCTGAACCAGTACGTACTGGTTATTCTCGGGTATTCTTGCTTGAGCAGCGAGCCGGGCCCGAGACGCCACCCCAATACCAAGGCCTGTGGAAGGCGGGAGCCTTCACGTTCGACCAGGGCGATGTTACGGTCGTGCGCATCCCGTCCGACGGACAGTACGATTCATTCGTCCCCATTGGCAAGATCATCGGTGCGCCTGGTAACCCAGAGCTCGAGATGACTGCACGGTTCCTGTTGGACCAGAAGTCCTTGATGCTGAAGCTGGCCCTACGTGGTTGTGACAACGACGTACAGGTCCACTTCGGTAACTGCCAGGACCCGAAGGACTTCAACGGGGGCTGGACGAAGATTCTGGCGCTGGAAGCCGCCCGCCCCACATCGTACTCCACAGAAGACCTGGGAGCGCTGGACGCTGACGAGCGCGGCCTCGTCAACGAGTCCTTGCCCATGACCGGTGAGGCTGCGTACGAGATCTTCCGCATCGGCCTCGCTCGCCAAGCTGATGTACAGCTTACACGTGAGGCGATGGACGTTGCTATCGTTGACGCAGTCAACTGCGGCGTTTGTGGTCTTCCGTCCGATGGTACGAACAAGGTGTTCGTGCTGGAGAACTACGCCGCTGGTTCGCCAGGTGCCAACGCTCAGATCGTTGCCACTCGCAATGGTGGTCAGACCTGGATTGAGTCCACCATCGCTTCGTTGGGCTCCACACAGGGCGCACGACGCATCATGGGCTCAGGCACTTTCTTGGTGGTCATGTCTGACGACAGCGATTCCATCCACTACCTGTCGATGGCGTCTCTGTTGGCTGGCACGGGCGCATGGACTCAGATGGCCAACGGGTTCGTCGCTACCAAAGGCCCGCGCGACGGGTTCAGCTTGGGCTCCACGTTGAACTGGTTCGTTGGAGAAGGTGGGTACATCTACTTCTCTTCGGACATTGCTTCCAGCGTGACTCCCCAGGAATCCGGTTCGCTCACCGTCCAGAACCTCAACGCCATCCACGGCTCTGACGCGCAGAACGTTGTGGCAGTTGGCGATGGCAACATCGTGCTGTACACCACGAACGGTGGTGGCACGTGGGCGGCTGCGCCCGCTGGCGGGCCTGCGCCTGGCGTATCGCTGTCGGCTGTTGCCATGCGTGGACCTGCTGAATGGTGGGTCGGTTCCGCGGGTGGTCGTCTGTACTACACGCGTGACTCCGGTTCGTCATGGTTCGAGAAAGCGTTCCCTGGGAATGGCACAGGCGCTGTGCGCGACATTCAATTCCCAGCACGCCAGGTAGGCTACTTGGCTCATGACGGTGCTACCGGTGGTGGGCGCATTCTGCGCTCCATTTCAGGTGGCAACTCGTGGTACGTAGCGCCCGAGTCCGTTGGCACCATCCCAGCCAACACGCGCATCAACGCTCTCGCGTCTAGCTCCGCTGACGTGAACGTCGTCTATGGTGCAGGCTTGGCAACAGGCGGCGCTGACGGCATCCTCATCAAGGGATCATAACATGCCCACAGCAACCGTCAAAGCCGACTACCCAGACAACTACGACGAGGCACGCGAAGAGGCTGTCTTCGCGGAGAACGCACAGCGTATGGCACAGGCCCTCGTCGACCGCGGCTACAAGAATGTGGAAGTCAAGTCTGGCCGCGAAGAGCTCTCCCTCCAGAGGGAGTCTCCCGATCTCCTTCCATTCGTACCCAACGAAGGAAAGGAGGAGACAGCCAAGAAGTAGCTTTTCCAAATGGAAAAGGTGGCCAGGTAGCGAACTCGTGAGCAACGCTAACCGGCCCTGGCCACCACCCCGCCTTTATAGAGAGGACTAAATGAACAACGACGCTGCCGCGAACGAAGTGCTAGACGGTCTGGGATCGCAGACCGATCCATCAATCTTCAAGGCTGCAAACGGCCTGGAATTGAAAATGAAGCGTGTATCAGCTATGATCTTGGCTGAAGCCAATCGTAAGTTGGTACCGCCACGCCCGCCTAAGGTCTTCATCGACGAAAAGGGCCGTGAAGAAGAGAACCCCAACGATCCCAACTACGTCCTCGAATTGCAGCACTTCGACTACGATCGAGGTATGCTCGCCGCCAAGGTCTACTACGGCTTGGGGACCGCTGTACACAAACTCCCTCGCGACCTAGAACCACCTGAATCCCAGGTGTGGTCTGACAATATCGAAGCAGTGTATGACGGCATTGACATTCCTGCAACCGGGGTACGGCGCTACGTGGAGTGGTTGAAGCTGTACGCCCTGCCTGAGGAAGATCAAGGTCGACTGTTGAGCGAGATCCTACGCTTCACTGGCAGCGTGCTGGAGGTAGACGTAATAGAGGCGCAAGCTTCTTTTCGGGGTAACCAGGAACGGGATACCGCTCCACGAGTACCATCTCCCATCCAAGCTCAACGTGGGCTTGGGGATGGAACGCATTCTGGATACGATTCCGGAGTTCGAAGCCAGGGAGGCAGCCCAGTACGTGCACTGCCCGTGGACGAATTGGATGGAGAATCTGACCTGGTTTGATCGCGCCAAAGCTGTGGCGCACTACCGCACTCACCTTTCGATAGAGGCACACGTGGCAGACGCTGTCGATAGGAAAGCCAAATCCGAATCGAACAAGCGGAAGGGTAGGCGCGGGTGACGTTCCCACCAGTTGGCGTAACCGCAGTAATCGCAGGCATGGCGGTGTTCAACCGCGATGCTGCGATTGTGGAAAGCAGGCTCCTCGGCATCCAGCGTGTGGCGCGCCGGATGGAGGCGGAGTCTGGAGGGGCCGCTGGCGCGGCTGCATCCGCATTCACTAGCATGGCTAATGCTGTCACGACAGCTGCGGTCGTGGTAGGCGGAGCAGTCGCGCTAGCCGGCGCTGCGTCAATCAAGTTCGCGGCTGACTTCGAACAGAGCATGGCACTAACCCAAGCTCTGACTGGGGCCACCGACAAGGAGATGGAAGGCCTCGAAACCAGCATAACCAGCCTAGCTCGAGTAGGCACGCTGGGTATGGGCGACCTTTCTAAGGCCGCTACTGAATTGGGCCGCGCTGGTGTTACCATCCCTGACATTATGGGTGGTGCATTGAAGGCCGTTCAGGACTTGACCATTGCATCGGGCGGTGAAATTGGGCTGGCGGCGGCTGCCAAACTAACTGCTACGTCAATGAACGCGTTTGGTCTCACTGTCGAAGAGATTGATCGTGTCACCACAGCTGCCACAGTCGTGGCGCAGAATTCAGCTCTAACGTTCACCGACTTTGGAACAGCCGTACAGTACTCTGCGCCTGCTTTCAGTGCTGCAGGCTTCACAATCGAAGACCTAGCGTTGGCAACTGCGTTGCTAGGCAAGAACGGTGTCACGGGTTCCGTGGCTGCTACGTCGTTGCGTGGTGTGATCCAACGTCTGATCAGGCCATCCAACGACGCGCAAAAGGTAATGGACCAGTACGGCATTTCGCTGTTTGATAGTGCGGGTAAAGCTCGTGGCATGGACGAAGTCATGCAACAGCTGCACAACGCGTTCAGCGATGAAGCCGTAGCGGCTGGCAAACTGACTGAAGAACAACGCCTCCAAGCAATATCAACCCTAGGCCTCCAGAGGACTGGCGCAGCGTTCTTGATTCTAGCCAACGCAACGACAGACGAGATCGCTGAATTGCGTGGGTCATTCGAGCGGTTGCAAGTTACCAAACTGGTAGACCAGCTCCTCAAACCGTTGAACGCGCAAATGGGTATCGCGTGGAACAACGTCCAGGTGCTGGCTTATGCATTTGGCAAGACGTTCGTCGATGCGTTAGCAGCGCCTGCACGTGACCTAGTGGCGTTCTTGCAAGGCCTAAAGGAAGCCGACTTCTCCGCTCTCGGGCAACAAGTCATAGACTTCGGCAGGGCTATGCTCGATGCGTTCGCCAACGCTATCCAGCAAGTTCGAGAGTTCGTTGACGCGTTCGGGTTGGCAGAACCAGCCATGGAGTTGTTCAAGAATATTGCTCTAGGTCTAGGGGCCATCATCGCTGGCAACATCGTAGCAGCTATAGCCAGCGCTGTGCTGTCGATGGGCGGGTTCTTGTTGGCGGTTGGGTTGATAACCACTGGCATCCTGAAGTTGATAGACCACCTCGATAAGGCGGGTGTCAAGCTTCCCACCATCGGTGAAATCCTGGATGCTATCGGGAAGAAGCTGTCTGAGCTGGGAGAAGCGTGGGCGCCGTGGGCCGCTGAAGCTGGAGTAGCAGGCGAGCTAGTAACACAAGCCCTTATAGCTGTTAGTGGTATAGTCGAAGCCTTGCAGTTCACCCTGCAGGGTAACTACGTAGCTGCAGCCGAATCAGCCGCTAAAGCCACAGGCCACTTCGGGGAGGCTGGTCAACATGCACTGACCATCATCACCCCATTGATAAACCTTGTGGTCAACCTCACTAAGTTTTTGTGGGAACACAAAGAAGCCGTATTGGCGGTTATAGCTGCATTTGCTCTGTGGCAAGTAGCCGGGGTTATCGCTGGAGTCCTAACTAGCATCGGAGCCGCGCTCACTGTCTTGACGGGTATCATCACAACGTCCATTGGCGTGATCGGTGCTATCGTAGCTGTGTTGGGTGGCCCGCTAACTATCGCTATCATTGCTATCATAGCTGTGGTGGCGTTGCTAACGGCAGCGTGGTCCAACAACTGGGGAGACATACAAGGCAAGACCGCAGCGGTGGTCGCTGGCATAGGTGGGTTCTTCAACCAGCTTGGTTCTGAAATGCGTATAGTCCAAGCCGGTATAGTAGCACTAGGCCAGGTCATTGGGCAAGCTTGGGAGATGCTTCTCTCGAAGACCCAAGGCACGTGGTTAGGTATACGCACCGCAGTCCAAGAAGCGATGATCGCTCTGGACACAGCGATAACCGGTGGTTGGAATACCATCACGTCCACCATCTCCAACGCCTTGTCAACGATCGTGTCCACCGTATCAGACGCGTGGAATGGCGTTGTCACAGCCATTAGCGGAGCGCTGGCAACCGCGATTGGTGCTGTGACTACGTGGGTCGGTCAGGTTGTGGGTATCATCAGAGGCCTAGCAGGCCAACTACTAGCAGCTGGTACTGATGCTGGTCGAGCCGTCGTCCAAGGTCTGACCGGGGCCATCACGAACGGTATCGCTGAAGTAGGCCGTGCAGCCACCGCGCTAGCGCAAGGCGTCCTCAATTCAGCTAGAGCAGCGTTGGATGCTCGATCACCGTCCAAGAAGTTCCAACAACTAGGTGAAGACGTTGACGAAGGCTTCGAACAAGGCATAGAAGAGAATTCCTACGATGTAGTCGAAGCCGCTACCCAGATCGTAGCCGATCTCGAGTACGCGGTCGTCGCACGATTGGAAGCTGCGAAGCGCCCGATACGTGGGACCGCAGCCGGCCTCGTTGACGATCTCGTCGGTGAGATGTATAGCATCATCGGCCAGATTGACCAGCTTGGTTCGGACATGCAGGCCAAGATGACCGATATCGGTGAGGAAGTCGGACGCAAGATAAACGAAACGATTATCGAAGCCGCCAAGTCTATCGAAGACGTGATCGAGGATACGAACGATCGTATCCAGGATATGCTCGACAACCTCGCGCGTGCGCGTGAAGAACGTGGTCTACGTTCTGGCCTCAGTGACAGCCAAGAAGCTCGTCGACGCGAACAGAAGGATGCACAAGACGAACGAAAGCGTCTGCGCAAGGAACGACAGGAAGACGAAGACGCGGCCAAGGACGCCCTCAAGAGTAAGGCCGAATTGGAAAGAGACCATGCCAAGTCTTTGTCCGACAACGAACTCAAACGTTCACGCGACCTCAACGAAGCGAAAGTCGATCTCGAAGACAGTTTACAAGACGCAACGGACGACAAACAGCGTGCTGCTGCCCTAGAGCGCTACAACGATAGGCGTGCTGATATCGAGCGTGAATTCAGCGAGAAGATTCAAGACATAGCACGCGATTTCGAGTTGGACAAAGCTGCTCTGGAAGACAAGCTAAAGGAAGAAGCCGAACAACGAGCTGGTCGCCGCCAACGCCAACAACAAGATGCTGACTTCGAGCGTGCGCTAGAACTAGAGACTAATACTTTAGAGCGTCAACTAGAACAAGAGACTCAGGACTTCAACGACAAGCTCGAAGACGAAGGCCTCGCACGTTCGATCGCACGCGCTGAAAAGGAACGTGACAAGCGTATCCAATCCATCAACGAAGCGATGGACGAAAAGCAGCGTAAGATCCGTGAACAAGGCGAACGTGAAATCCAGGACCTCCACGAGAACACCCTGCGCAAGATTGATATCCTCGAGAAGGAGTTCGCCCAAAAGGCTGCTGACGTCCTGAAGAAGGGCGGCGAACAGATGCGGCCGTTGGTGGACAATATCCAGGAAATCTTGAGTGGTAATTTCGCTGCCATGCGTAAATCCGCTGAATCATTCACCGAGTCTGTGAACAACGCCATCGGTGCTTTGAAGCGACTACGTGAAGAACGTGAACGCGCTGAGTACGAAGCGCCCGTGTTGCCTAGCCCCACTAAAGGGTTGGGAGTCGAGAATCTACCTGAGTTCCAGAAGGGTGGTATGGTCCCTGGACCGTGGGGTAAGCCTATGGTGGCAGTCGTACATGGTGGTGAATACATCACTGGCTTGCACACCAGTGCTGCCAAGATGCTAGCCCAAATGTCACGACAACAACCGACGCCAGGCGATACGTACAACCTGAATCTCAACGCTAGCTACTCCAGCTATGAATCACCAGCAGACATTGAATTGGATATGCGTGCTATGATTGCGATGGCTCGAGGCTAATGGCGCTTACCCTCAAATCAGGCCTAGGATACGTCGAAGCGCAAGGCGACCTGGTGGCAGGCGCCACCATGTACGAACTAGAGCGCTCGCCATCCGGTGCTGGTACGTGGACGATCATCGAGACGATGCCGTACCCGTACTTCATCGACACGCCTGAAACGGGTTTCGTTCCAACAGCGTTCTACGATTATCGCTATCGTGGTAAGATCGTAGGATCGAAGTTCGCTGTCGCAGGCCAAGCTTCGATTCTCCCACGGTTCATGTTCCCAGGCACTGTAGGCAGCGGTGCCACCACACTCCAGAACGCCATCAACGCAGCAGCCCCCAACTCCACGTTGGACGTAGCGCCCGGCACATACTACCTCGATGGTGCAGTACTCAACAACAACTCCAAAGCCATCACACTACGTGCTCAGAATCATATCTGGCGCACGCAACTACAACGACACAGGCGTGAACGCCGCGTGGACTTCTGTTGGTTCGTATTGGCGGTCCACACGTACAGCTCCTGATATCTCTGAAGCTGGGTTTGACGAGATCGACTCCAACGCTGCACAGAATTTCAACAACGTAACTGGTTGGAAGAACGGCGTCCCCACACGGTTCAAAGCCAAAGCGGCCGGCACCACCACTTTAGCGGCTGATGAGTATTGTTGGGAAGGTGGTGCAGACAAACGCATACGTCTAGGCGGTACCAATCCGGCTACTCGCTTCGACCGTGTGCACGTAGTCGAACAGACTGACTGGTGGTTCACGAACGCTGACAACGTGAAGTTCGAGGGCATCACGTTCATGGACGCTGGGTCGGGCCCGTTTGGTAACCCGATCGGCAACAACGATCGTGCTGGGTTTGAACTTCGTAACTGCCAGATCGCCTTCACGCATGGTGTGGGTATTAGCTTTGGTTGGCCTACGTACAACGGTGCTAACACAGGTAGCGTAGTAGAGAAGTGTTTGATACGCGAGCATGGTGTCAACGGGTTGACCATGCTGAACGCTGCCAGCCATCGCCTTGAGAACAATACGTGGGTCAACTGCGGCCATGGCTACTACGACTGGCACCAGTCTGGTGGTATGTTCAAACTGGTCCTCAGCACCGATGGTATCGTACGCTACAACGTCAGTCGTGGGACCACTATGGGTGGTGGCCTGTGGTGGGATATCCAATGTGATCGAGGCGTAGCGAACTGGAACAAGGTTGGTAACTGTAATGCCACGCCTGGTTGGGTTGAGATTAGCCGTCAGATTGACGTTCTCGATAACTGCTTCTACAATGGAAGCACCGAGTTTGGCGGGCCTACAGTCCACATATCCAGTTCGTACGATTGTGAGGTCGCTAGAAACCTTGTAGTCGGCTCTGGTAACGGTGCGAGCGGCGCATTCGGCCGTGTGTGGCAGGTTACTGACGATAGTGACGTACGTACTGACACCTTGTTCGGCGTTGGTCAGCACCAAATACACGACAACGTCAGCGACAAAATCGCTACTGCCAACAACCCAGACCATGTGTGGGGTAACAGCCTCATACCTGGCAAGGGCGTGTCGTGGAACGCCAACAAGTGGTATTCTTCGGCTGCTAACTATCGGTGGTTGTGGGGTGCCAGCGTTTGGACCACAATAGCTGATTGGAACGCAGTCACTGAGGTTGGCACAGACTTCATAGCCACGTCGGGTGAAGTCCTAGCGCTGAAGAAATGGTGGGGGCTAACCACCGACGATTCACCCGTTGCACCTCCAGGCGTTTTCACCGCTATACGTATAGATTCCGGATCGTTCGTACCGTATGTAGATTCGTTTGGCCAAACATGGGCGTCCGACCAGTCGTGGTCTGGTGATTCGACTGCACTGTTACGTGGCAACGCAGTCGCTGGCACACCAGACCCTACGTTATATCGAAGCGAACGCTACGGAGCTACGTTCTCGTACGTGTTCGGTGTACCCAACGATACATACACCGTACGCCTGAAATTCGCTGAACTACACTGGACCACGACAGGCCAGCGTGTGTTCAACGTGGCGATCAACGGAACGACGGTCCTCTCAAGCTTCGATATATTCTCGCAAGCTGGCGGCGCCAACATAGCTCTAGACAGAGTTTTCAACGTTGTTGTCGCTGCATCAGCCATCACAATCAGCTTCACGTCCACTACTGACAACGCTAAGATTGACGCTATTGAAATCACGACTACCCGCACTGCTACTGTTGTAGGCCGCCTAGGCGTTAGAGGCCGAACAACAGGCATCAAGGGGGTAGCCGAGGTGCCGCCAGAGCCTGTACCTGAGCCGACACCACCGCCAGTCCCAGGTGTACCTGGTTGCGATATCCTAGTTGGAATCCCTGAACGGATAGCGTACATCACAGCGGACGACGTGGAATTGAACCTGTCAGCCCCTTGGTACGTGATGCAAGAGGATGGCTTCGGGATGCCACCCCTCGAGTTCGTCACACAACGTGGACCGTTCCAGCATGGTGAAACCGTCAAGGATATCTGGGTTCGCCCACGCACCATGCAGCTGATTATACGCCGTTCGGGTACGTCTAGAACTGACTACCAACGCTTGCGTATGGCGTTGATAGACACGCTACGGTTCAACAGGTCTGCACATGGCGCTCCAGGTAGACTGCGTAAGTATCTAGCTACAGGGCTGGTGGTCGAGTGGGACGTGTTCGCTAGCGAAGGCCCTGGGTTCCCTAGCCATGATCCGAACGTATGGGACCAGTGGTCCGTACAGGACACGATACGATTCACTGCGTACGATCCGATTGCACGTAACCCCATCCTACGATCCACATCGTACGGCGCTAGCGGTGTCGTAGGGCTGTTCCCCATCACCTTCCCACTCCAGATCGCTTCGTTCGGTGCTAGCGTACCGATCGACTATAGAGGAACGTGGGGTACGTTCCCCACGCTCTACTTGAACGGGCCGTTGACGGGCACGCTGATTCGTAACCTAGCCACAGATGAGAAGCTGTCGTTCTCGTACACCATTCCCAGTGGGCGGGTGGTAACCATAGACCTGAACTACGGACGAAAGACGGTTACGTTGGACGATGGTACGAACTTGATTGGGTACATGTCGTCCGACTCTGATATCGGATCGTTCCATCTCCAACCAGGCGAGAACACTATGCAGATCTTCGCAACTGGAACGTCCGCTGTTTCGTCCGTCATATTTCACTGGTTTGATCGGTACCTAGGAGTATAGAATGACTGAACGTTCCAGGCCTTGGGATGGCTCTACAACTGGAGACGCCGTTGAGGCGCCATACGACGCTGCCACGGAGTGGGCACGCATGTTCCGTGCGCTGTTGCCAGCTGTGGAACAGTCCACTCATAAAGGTGGTGTCGTGTTCGGCGCTACCGGGTTCAGCGATATGGCTCCCACGTCCCCGTCTGCCAACACAGCACGTATCGCCAACGGTATCGCGTGGAACCAAGGTACGTGGTACGAATCTGACGCCAACGTAGACTTCACCATTCCCACACCAGCCACGTCCACACGTATAGACCGTATCGTACTACGCAAGTCGTGGGCTAACCAGACCATACGATTGACACGTATCGCTGGTACTGAAGGCGCTGGCGCTCCAACCATGGTGCAGACCTTTGGTACGACGTGGGACGTACCTATCGCTCAGTTCTCCATCACGACGGGCGGGGCTATCACGGTCATTGATGATCGTGTGAACCTGGCGCTGTCGTCCGTTGCTACGGTGTTCTATCGTGGTGTGTCACCACAGACTCTACCGTCCGTTGGTACTACGATAGGCCAGTGGCGGTACTTCAAAGCGTATGGCGGCTCGTTGTTGATTACGGGGCCTACGAACTCGATCATCCCTCCGGGTGGTACGGCTGTGGCAACGACGTACACGATGCCTAACGGAGAATCTACCGACTGGTTCAATGACGGAACCCTGTGGGTGTGCCAGTGACCTTCATCAAAGACCCTGGTAACCAGACTGAGTCCTATCTCGATTCGGCCGTACGCAACTGGCGAGATACGGCTGGCTTGTGGCGTGGATCAGCGCGTGACCTCGCGGGCACTGTCAACGGACGTGCCACGCCGGGTTGGTCTAGCGGCCAACTGTGGTCCCTTAGCGCCAGCCAATGGGAACAGAACTCTGGAGGCAACCTCGCCGCCTACAACGACATGGTGAACCAGCGTAACACCTGGATCACCAACGCCAACACAGCGTACACTAGTGGTACGTGGGGTTCAGGTACACATTGGGCCACCGTCGCGGGTGGTGACCCCAATATCCAGACTACGAAGTACAACGAAGGCTACGCTGCTGGTGCAGCGTCGAAGACCACCGCAGCAGCTAGTTCGACGGGTTGGAATTCAGGTGCTGGCAACAGCCTTAGCGGTTCACCAACGGTTGATCTGATTTCGTTGACGACTCCGCGTGCCGGGCTAGCGCACGTGAGCTGTGTGGCGCAAGCTGGGCAGAACGGTGGTGATGCGTTCGCCCAGTTGCACCTCTACGTCAATGGCGCGCTCATCTTGAGCGGGCCGAACTTGGGTGTTGCCGCATCGAGCCAACCTCAATACGCAGTGTTGCAACATCAATTCAACTGTTCAGCAAGCCAATCAGTGACTATACGAGCGACTGGTACTAGCACGGCTCACCTCAACAACGGTGGTACCCTGTTGCTAACTGTAGGATCGGTTTAGTTGACCTTTTTCGGGCGCCCCCGCAGCCCCCTACCCGCCTCGGTGGATCGGAGGTTGTGATGGCAAGCGTGAATTGGTGCAAGGCTTAGTAGACGCCTGGGATGCGATTGGCGCAGCCGGTATCGGCTTCGTCATGTTCCTGGCGGCTGTTGGATTATATGCCGGCCGTATCGTCAACGGCCAACAAGCAGAAAAGGAACTCCAATCTGCACTAGAAGCGCGCGACAAAGCTCACGAAGCACAAATAGCGCAATGGCGCGAAAGATACGAGGAGATGCAAGCCGTTTGGGAAGCACGATATCGAGGAGCGCAAGAGTCGTCAGACTATTTCCGCAGTATCGCCTTATCGTTCGCAAGGCACGCCGAAGAAGGCATCGCATTGGCGAAGGAAAAAATACCGCAGTTGTGACACTCGTAGAGTGGTTCAAACGCGCTACACGGGTAGTCTACGGTCGAGGAAGTCGACCCTTAGAGCTAACCCCAATATCGGAGATTGAGTTGCCACCCATCGACCCGCAACCGAAGGGCACGCGACCGCCTAGTGGGGAGGAACGTAACATGCTAGAGAAAAGAAAGCGGGAACAGGAGGTACAACTAGAGAGGCTACGTATACTGGCCCGTATCAAGACAGGTCGCCATGACACGTGAGGAGTTCTTTTTACTAGGCCTGTTCATGGCGCTTACCCCGGTGGCGTCAATCGCGGTACATGCTTTCTTGGTACGACACGCAGCCAAAGCTCGCGCTCTAGTCGCCAATCGCCCGCCAAATTCACCAGAGCATATCATGGCCAACGACGCACTCACGTCGAGTGTGTTCTGGTTGGTCGTGACGTTAGCTTCGTTGGGTGTCGGTGTGATCTTCGTTGTAGCCTTGGTGACTTCACCTATCGCACCGGGTGTGCGCGCTCCTGTGGGTGTGTTGGCGTGGGCGTTGATAGCTATCCTCATGACGGTGTCCTTGGTTGCATTGTTCGCCGGGTTGGTCGCTTGGGTGAACTTGCGGCGCCTCGACCACGCTATGTTCCAAATGCGGACGAACTGCACAGAGACGACGTTCGAAGGTTGCCCCTTCATAACCGAAGAACGCTTGACTACGCTGCGTGAAAAAGCAGCCGCAGTCACCATCGAAATCGAGACCATCCAGTCTGAAATGACCGCACATTTGGAGGGGAAATGACACGACTGTCGGTGTGGCTGTCACCGTGGGAACACTACGAATCCGTAGAACAAATCGTAGAAGCCTTGGCGAACGTACATCTACCAGGCCACACGACTGAAGTCCTGATTCCCACAGTGTACGACGATACGCCTCAATATTGGCTGCGTAACAACCTAGGCCCCGGTCTAAAGGTATCCAACCCAGACTCGGCTGCAGGCCTGCGCCAACAGTTCCGTGACCTCGGCTTGGAATGTGGGGGATGGTCGGTCCCACGCGGAACTGGTAACGCAGGTTCTGAAGGAGCCATACACGGTGCGTTCGCTGCGCAATTCGATCACTTCAATCTCAACTGGGAGGAGGGTTGGCAAGACTTCTGGGCACGTGAAGGTGCAGCGCCTGTGAACCAGTTCCTTCAGGGATACTGGGGTGAAGTCGAAGCTCGAGGCCGCACACTAGACGTCCTCACAGGGATCACGTTCGTGCCCAACACAGCGATGCTAGGCGCTGCTACCCCACAGGAGACTGCTGCGTGGGTGGGTGGCTCTGAGTACGTCGCTATCGAAACGTATTTGCCAGGTGATCCTGGTCTGGACCCTGCCAAGGGTCGCGTACGTATGGGACACGAGCTCGAGCAGGCCGGTTATCCTGACTTCCCAGTCGTCAACATGCTGGAGCATGGTGACCTACCTGCGTTGGCAGCCCAGTTCACACACCCCGTGTACGGTATCCACATATGGACCATAGGAGCTGCCATAGCGCACACGTGGCCCATCGAAGAACCGCCCCCAGAGCCCGTCACACCACCTGAAGTGGATGATGTGCTCCAAGCGTTGGCGTACATCGCCAACGACGTTACAGGTCCTCTACGCGACCATCCCGACCCTGCGGTCAGCTCAGCTGCGGCTGAGGTCGACCGCGTAGCCCAACAGTACGGAGCTATCTAATGATTAAGTTACTTGCTGTCGTCGCAGCGATTGTCTTGTTCGCTATCGCTGCATTCGTCACTACACCCGTCCAGATGAAACTCATAGCAGGTGGTCTGGCAGCCTTGAGCATAGCTCATCTGGACTTAGCGTTGCCATGACAGACGCCCAACGCCGTGCGATTCGGGGCCTCGCACAGGTCACCTTTGTAGCGGCGCTGATTCAACTGTACAACGCGTTCGCACCCAATGACTTGACAGCTGACCAAGTGACAGCTGTCATGGTCATTGCTACTCCACTAACGGCGTTCGTCCAGAACTTCTTCGAGGACCGCGGCACTATCCCATCGGTCCTCAAATCCCCAGCGTCCAGCGGGGCTGATCCGATGCCCAAGGACGGTGGGACCGTTACCTAGGCGCGCTACGCAGCCGGGAAGTGGACCGACGATAGGTCCATCCATGCGTTGGAGCCCATGTACGGTACGATCTCCCCAGTGGGGAACGCGAGCACTCCGCCTAGAGTGTTGTTGGACATAGTAGGTATGTGAATGTACTGGAAGGACGGGGGCCACGGCTTGTATCGGTACCCGACAGGTAGCGTGAACGCCCCCGCTCCCAGTACTCCACTGCGTATCAACCCACGCAAGAACACTCGACCACTAGAATCCCTAGCGTACGCAGCTTCAGCGAATCCAGACCCGTAGTTCGCCCACCCGTTGTCGAACACCGTAACCGGGACCCACGCTAGCGGCCTGGCTTCTCGAGTCTCGAGCGCGTGGATACGATCCACCAACCCGCGTACGATCTTGTCGAGGTCCGACACTTCTACGTACTGGGCCATTAGTTCTCTTCCTCGCCCTCGAAGTGGATTCGTATGTTCTCAGTGCCGTCTGACACGGTAATTTCCACGCCTATGATCTTGCGTGGTTGTTCAGCCCCTAAGAACTTCCCCAATATCAAATCGCCCATGAAGTACTCACGGCCGTAGACCGTACCAGGACTGGCTACCACCTGGAAGCTCATGTGGTTATCGGGGCCGTGTTCCAGTAGGTGAGCATCCCCCAACGCTTGTAGTCCTGGGATGGTGGCCTCGGTACGCGCATCGTGGGTGTACTCGATACGGTTCCAAGGCGATGCATTGAGACCGAATGGAGCGGTACGTTCGACGAACGTACGCCCCACGCCTTCGCCTTGACCTAGCACGTACACGGCCGTGACTTCTTCCATACGGGATTCGGTCAAGTAAGGGGCTGACATGTTGGCATGCTCCAAACTAAATACGACCGGAGCTGCAGGGCCCGCGCCAGTTTTATCCTGGCCCTTTCGAGGCCAATAAGTGTGGAAGGCGAACAACAACGCTCCCGACGGAGCTGACCACGTTACATCGAAGTCCACTGATTTCGCTGCACCGATCTCCTGCACAATAGCCAACAGGTTTTTGTAGGCACGCCGCCCTTCCCACACGGGAGCCAAGCCGAAGTTGGCATCCACTGAAACCGTGTTGAGGTTCCCGTCGGCCATACGTCCGTTAGCAACCGTTGCGTTGGGTCCGATGTTCTCGCGTACGTACTGCTTCATGGCGTCGTCGCCAGTCCCGATCTGGTATTCTCCTTCGACACCACGTACCAACGACAGGTCACCCGGGCGCCACAGTATGTGGCGACGCTTGATAAGCGCTTCCAAGCTGCGACCGTAGGATGAGAACAGAACTCGTCCACGGTCCGTAACCTGTTGGACTCCGGTACGATGGAAGGCTACGTAGTCTTCAGTCCATGGTACGCCTTCAGCCTCGTCACGTCGTAGGACTTGGATCAACGTATCTAGCTGGAACAACTCTCGTTTGGGATCGTCACCGTCGATCGAGAACGTGTGGTACCCGTAGTCATTCAGGCGTTTGTAGTAATACAGCGAATTCCAATCGTCGAAGATCGCTGTCAGCGCTCCAGTGGTACGGTCGTACAACCGTACCTGGTATGCGTGGCTCATCTACCCGCCTTCACTAGCTGGCGGCAGGGCCCACACAAGTAAGCACGTCCGTCCACGTGGCCTTCCGCCCTATGGGCGGGCGTCCATTCGGGTGGCACGGTTGTGTAGCGGAGCGCCGGTAGTTTGTATTCTTTACCGCAATTCTCGCACGTGTCCATTAGGGAAAAACCTCCTCCCCCACCCATATTTCTAAGGGTGGGTCGCCCAAGCAGTCGTCGAAGGGCTTATACACGTGTATGTCTGTGACGCAAGCTGCCAAAATTTCTCGAATTCGATCCATGTGATTCCATGCAGGATCGTCGCTATCCTCGTCGATGCGAGCGACTATGGTGTATTCCACCAGGTCTAGCCTCCAGCTACGGTTGAGCTTTTCCATTTGGAAAAGCTCACCCTAACAGAGCTCGAGCCACGTCACGATCCATAGCGGGGCCAATGTACTCGAACCCCGCGCTCAACCGGTCGATGGCGATAGAAGCTCCGAACTTACGATCGCGACTCATCATACCACCTCCAGCGGTACGACCAGGGGTGCGATGCATTCTCCATAGTGGAGAGCGCGCACGCGTGCGTACCAGCCCTGGATGGGCGGCCGTAGACATTGCACGAAAACCGAGTGATTTCCACATGGAAGCAATATGCCGGGAGAGAGCGTTCCCGATACCAACCCCTTGATAGTCAGGCAAAGCGACGACGCGGTGCTCCCTTCGAAGATTGTGAATCTGGCCATGAGGCTGGGGCAACCACGCGTCGAAAGCGACGGGGATTCCTCGCCACATGGCGACAAAGCAAAAAGCGGCATGGTTGAGTTCCGCGCTCAAATAGTGATGGTGCTTGAAGAGCTTCCAAGCCGAATGATGGACGCGGAAGACTTCGAGCTCAATTTGTGGTCGGGGTCGAACCGACCTCCAGGTGAACTCGTTGGTGACTGGGGTGTAGGTCCAGTCTGGTTGGAGCCATTCCTCTACGTCATAGTGGCAAGTCACTGCCACGAGTTGGACCTGCTCCTTGTATGCTCGCACAGCCCGAGCAACCGCACACGAACCAATCTGCGCGACGGTACGGTCCACGACTGAGGTAAACTCGTCGAGTACCAGGAGTTTTCGGCTCGGTGTCCCGGGCTCTGCCCCCTGGCCTGTGTGACCCGAAAGGGCATCCGCGAGGGCACGTGCGACGGTTACTCGGAATTGTTCTCCAGTACTAAGTACATGATATGGACGCACCCACGCAGGCGGAGAGGAGAATCCAACAGAGTTGAGAACTTCCACGATTGCCCGCACTGGCATACCAGCTGGGAACGAATCAAGGACCGATCTAGATACATCCCATCCGTAGGTAGTTCCAATGTGTATAGGCCAGAGAGCGCGTGCCACGGTGGTCTTCCCCGACCCCGACGGTCCGACGATGAGTCCAATGTCCCACTCCTTCTCCTCGAGCGGCAGCTCCACGTCCCATTCTAGGCGAGTACGTTGGGACGCAGGCACGTCGAAGATGCCTTCCATCTGCATGACGCGTGCGGTACGCACGACGTCTGATTCGACGGTGACTTTCACGACATGATCGCCTTGATGGTGGTGCCATCCCAGCTAGCGAAGTCTTCTTCGGCCAGAATCCCGAGGATCATGGATTGGGTGTCCTCGTTTGGGCACGTTATCACGATCAGGAACTTGCGTTCGATCTCGTCGGATTGGTCGCCACTAGTGTAGCCCTTCGACGTGTGGTCACGCAGCGCCTTCTCAGCTGGGATGATCGTGCGTTCGACAGCACCACCATACACTGCGGGGTAGGTCTTCCCATCCTTGCCGATGGTCTGGAGCTGGTCGAGGGTTTCGCGTACATCGTCAGGGACTTCCTCGAGCTTGCGCCATACGGTTCCGACTCCGACGTTAGCCACTCGAGCGATGGCTTGGAGCGTCATGTTGAAAGGGGGTTGGCGCAAGCGTGCGAACAGTGACGCCTTCTGTTCACCAGTCAAATGGCGACGCTTGAGGTTCAGGGCGAGCACGTAGTCTCGCTTGGCCTCTTCGTTCTCGAAGTGCATGATCTTCTGGTCATACATCGGCACGTCGTACCCCTCGTCGAGGAGTTCATCGTACGCACGCAAGCGATGGTGGCCATCAAGTATGTTGCCGTCACCATCGAACTCAATGGCTACGGCGACGCCGCGATCCTTGATATCCTCCTTCAGCGCGAGGAACTCCTCGTTGCTGAGCGGTGGCATCAACTGATACGGAGCGGTCGTCGATGTATCAGGCATGTTCTTGCTCCAGAATGGGTTTCCAGTATGTCATAAGGATCATCATGTCAGTGTTGTTGTGCACTATCATCGCTGCTATGGTATCGAGGTTGAACCCTACTGCGAGGGCTCGGTCGATGATAGCGTCAGCTTGTGGGCGCCAGTATTCGTCGATGAGCAACTCCTTTATGGACGTACGTTTATCGAGTGTCAATCGGGTAGCTCGAAATGCATGCGATGGCCGCACACGTCGCAGTCATAGACTTCACAGGTACCTTCGTCGTGGTCTACGTCTTTGACGTAGTGCATTGGCCCACCACAGCGATTGCATTTGGGGGTGGTGTCGTCATCTGGCATCAGGCCTCAATTCCTCGAAGCACAGTAGGTGTGCTAGTGCATCGACTTCGTGGCGAGTGTGAGCTTGGCCTTTCAACATGCGTTCAGCCAGCTCGAGCCAAGGGTAGCGTTTGCTAGGGCTGTGGGCGAACCCGCGTACGCCCAAAGCATAGCACACTGCCTTGATCCCACCCACCAATTCTATCGTATAGATCATGTACTTGTCAACCCTTCCTCCCGTGCTAAATATTTCGAACACGCAAAAGTCGGGAGTATTGGGTGGGGTGAAGAGGTCCCAGAGGTCTGCGGGGTCTGTGAGGGTGTTCGTGAGCCATCGCCCGTCCGGGAACCTTGCAGCCACTCCACTAGCGCCTCCTGGATCAATAGCAAGGACTGTGGCTCCAGGTACTGGACTGGGGGTGGCTCGTTGTGCAACCTTTGCAATGAGGGCTTCATTCTTGAGTGTCGGCTTTCTAGCGTCGGCTGGTTCACGGACGGGGGGGCGCTTCGCGCGGGGGCGAGTCGAGGTTTTAGTGAGTGGCATGAGGGATAAGAAGCTCCCACGGCGACTCACGTGGTACTACGTGGGTGTTGTGAATGTTGGGGCCGACCTTGATTTCAACAGCGATGTTCGGACCACCTGCCATCTTCGGGCGTTCCATAACCTCACGCACCAATCGTGTAACCTCGAGTTCATATCGCAGATCGTACTCCACCCAAATCGCATCATGCACGTCCAATAGGAAGTACGAGTTGTACTCGGTGAGCTTGGTGGCTAGTTCGAGTGCGCTAACGAGTACGTGGTCCGATGCGTTGGACTGGATAGGGAAGTTGATCGCCTGGCGTAGGGAGTCGGTATCCAAGATCACTGGGAAGTGCATCTTGCGTCCGAACTCAGTCCACAGTTCACCCTGTCGGCGTGCTGTGGTTTCGATCATGCGTGTCCACTTCGTGAATTCAGGATAGCCCGACCAGAAGTTGCGGATCAATTCCATCGCCTCGCGATACGAGACGCCGAGCCCCATAGGGGGAGGTGCGCCCACCTTATCAGGTCCACCACCATACATGAGTGTATAGCGTAGCTTCTTAGCACCCTGCCGCTTCACGTCCCATTCGTGGTTCTTGCGGTGGTTGGGAAAGCCGTAGTCGAACCTGGAAATCTTGAACGCGATCTCAGCCGTGGCAGAATGGATATCGCCCGAAAGCAGTTGTTCTAGCATGACTGAGTCCTGCGACAGGAACCAGCCTACCCAAGCTTCGATCTGTTCGTAGTCAGCCTTGAGCATCCCATGCGTAGCGGGATTGTGGGGTATGAAGATGGATTCGATCTCAGCGTATTCAGCACCCACGGTGTACGGTTGCGGGATGGTCTGCATAGGTGGTCGCTTGTACGTGCGTCGTCCAGTACGTGCGGTGTGGAATTGGCCTGATGGATGGATCGCTCCATCGAGTTTCAGTTCGTTCTGAATCTGGAACACGAAGTCCATCATACCGTCTAGCGTACGGAACGTGCGTAGCTTCTGTGCGAATGGATGGTCTAGTTGCTCGAGCACCTCCTTGTCGGTCGAGGGGCGTGGGGCTGTACGCACGCCACCTCTAGTCATCTTGATAGGCTCGAGGCCCAACGTCTCGAAGAAGAACTTGGAGAGCTGCAACGGGCTACCCAGGTTGATTTCATCGGGGTAGCCTAGTGCGCTAGCTTCCGCCTTCATATCGGCTTCCATACCGATCCATCGAGGCATCCACGTTTCCCAGCCTAGTTGGATAAGCTTATGATGGTCAATGTTGATGCCTCGGTATTGTGCATCGCGATAAACGTTGTACGCGGGTATGAGTATGTCGTAGTAGAGTTTGGTGGTTCCCTCGCGTACCATGCGCTCGTGTAGTATAGGGTCGGTCCGTCCGGTGTACACAACATCGGCTGAGTTGTATCGGTCAACCACCTCCGGCGGCAGTTTGTGCATTGAGCCATTCTTCTTGTGGCTTTCTAGGGGGGCGTCGTACCAACCGGCGCCTTGGTACTCTCGAGCCAGAGTCTTAAGCCCGTGGTGGCCTGCTCGCTCGTCAACGCAATATGACTTGAGACCGAGGTCCTCAGAGATTCGTAGGCGCTGTCCAAGGTGTCGCCATATTCCCATAGTGTCGTAGACACCGAACTGGAACTCCCATCGTACTCCGTCAGGAAAACGCAAGCCATCGGCCCAGGCTCCTGGTCGGAACGTATATACGTACTCTCTTCCACTATCCTCCCGCCACCGAAATCCCACACGCAGGAGCTCTTCTGTGAAAACGTCAGTGTCGGATTCGTCGGTTGTTTTCGAGTTCGTTTCAATGTCGATGACTGTGAGGGTCCCGCGGGGGATAGAGTCAAGGATGGCTTGGGCTTGTGCAGGGTCGCTGACCATCTCGTAGTCGAAGTTTGCGATCGAGCCGTCACGAGGCCACTCCAGTATCATTGGTATTTTGTCGAAGTCTCGGATCAGGTCCTGAGCCATGCTCATGCTCTGGGCACGTAATACGCCAGCTGGGTGGCGCGTTGTCAGGACATAGGAATTGAATTCGTCGGACCAGAGTACACTTCCCAGGATATTCTTGGTTTTCCTGGGCAGGCCCGTAAGTCGTGACGTTACGATCTGGCCTAACGAGATTATCAAGCGTGGTTGGATAGAACGGATCTCTTCGGTGAACCGTGTTGCGCACCGGGCAATCTCCTCATCGGTCGGATCGTTCTTCCACCAGCATATCAGATTCGTAGCGTACGTCTTGGATCGGGGCCAGTCGCACATTTGGAGCATGGAGTCCATGAACTGGCCGGACGCCCCTACGAACGGGCGTCCCGTTTCGACTTCACGTCCACCGGGGGCAATGCCTACTAATACCACGCCGTAGCTAGGATCGCCATACCCTCTACAGGTCCCTCTGTGACACTCCGGGCCCGCTATCGGACCACCCGGTAGAGGGGGGTAGTGGTGGGGGTTGTTGATGGGCGCAGTCGGTATCGTCATGTTCGTCGATGGTAATCAAACATTCAAAGCAAGTCCATTCTGCACACACGGGGCACGTGCGTGCTTCGTTCGACCCACAGGTCTTACACGAGGGCCACTCTACGATGTGGTTCATTCTCGATAGTCGTCGTAGACTTCGATCCCCATTATGCTAGTGCCGTCGGGTTCGTAATCGTCCCTTAGGATGAGATCGTGCCCTTCGCTCTTCAGCAACTCAAT